CGCCTTGCACGCGCGCCTCGAAACCCATCATGTCTAGCGCAACCGCGCGCTCTTCATCAGACAAGCCTTCCAGGACTTGCTCTAGGTTGCCAATGATGTCTCCAAGATTCCGCATCTTGCCGTTAGCATCGAAGACCTCAAAGCCGAGTTCCTTGTGTGCTTCTGCATTGTCGATAGCGCCTTTCGCGGATAATCGCATGAAGCGGTCAAGCGCGTTGCCTGCAAGCTCGGACTTGACGCCTTGATCGGCAAGCGCTGCAAGGACAGCAACGCCTTCTTCAACATCCTTGTTGTAAGACTTTAGCGCGGCCCCCGCCTTCGTAGTCAACGACGTAGAGAACTGCTGAACGCTGGCGTTGGCTAGCGTATTCGCTTTGACAAGAACGTCGGAGACGCGAAGCATACTGAGTTGGTCTTGTGCAACGTCCTTAGAAGACAAGCCGAGGGCGCTTTGCGCGTCTGTCAGCAAATCCGTAGCAAGGGCCATATCAAATTGGCCAGCCGTAGCGAAGCGTGATACAGTCGGCAATAGCGCTATAGATTGCGCCGCGTCTTTACCGGCGGAAGCCAAGAAGAAGTATGAAGCAGCCATCTCTTTCGGCGCTTGCGAAAATTCGCCGGAAGTGGACATACTGAGAGCCGTTTCCCGCATGCTCTTGATTTGCGCTTCCGTGACTTTCATAATCGACGTGCTTTGCGTCATCGCAGAGTCGAACTGCGCGAACGCGCGCACGGAGGCACCGCCGATAATCGCAAGAGGCACGGTGAAAGCCATAGACATTGATCGGCCAGCAGACGTCATAGATGTGCCGATACTCTTTAGTTTCACTCCGAGACGAGTGAAAATACTTTCGGCTTTCTTCGTGTTAGTGGCAGCATCGCGCAGCATCTTCTGATAGCTGGTTGCATCTCCGACTAAGCGGATTACGAGTTTTTCTATTTCAGTTGCTGCTACTGCCATCACTCTGCTTTCTTAGTGAAGGTTGTCCACCTTGCTTTCGCTGCGGCTATCAACCGCTGCTTTTCTTCCTCTGTCGGCTTCTTCTTCTCCTTGCCGTTGAATGACAAAAGAAAATGGCTTTGCTTGATTCGCCGTGGATTGCTATGTAAAACGCGCCTCACTTCTGCCGCGATTTGCATCAAGTAGTTGTCAGTTCGGCTAGGCTTTTCCCACTGCTCCTCTAAGTATCGCATCCAAATCAAGTATTCGCGGTGCGTGATGCGCTGCATGCACTCGCGGAGAGGCATTCGTAAGTGACTTGCAAGGTCTAGCCATCCTGCAAGCCGCCGCTGTCGTTTCCCGCCAGTTCCTCAGCTTCGTCAAGGGCCTGAATCGCCTTTTCGAGTTCTTCCTTCTGCTTCACAAGCGACTCTTTTCCTTCGGCCTCTTTCAGCCCACTGATTTTCATGGCAGTATCGAAAAGCTTCTTGAGCACGCGCGCTGGAAACAACTGGGCCACACCCTGCGCGCTGAGTCGTTTGCCACTTTCTGTAAAGAGGCAGAGAGAGACAAGCAACGGTTCAACGCTAGCAATGTTTTTCAGTCGCGTAACTTTGCCACCTTCTCCTATGTCAGCCGAGTCTGTCAGCGCATTTCGATAGCGTACCGCCGCTTCGCCTGAAGCCTCTCGCAGCGTGTAGTTCTTGCCCGCAAAAATAACGGGTACTTCTTGCAATTCAAGATCGCTAAAATCCAAGTCGAAAGACTTGTCTACTGTCCCATCCGTTTCGTTCATCATTTCGCTCCGTTAAGGAAAAGGAAAAGCTAGCCTCTCCGCGATCCCCAACAAGCAGAGAGGCTAGTGGGGGGGGGTTAAGTACCTGGCACTTCAGTCATCACAGGCGCTGCTTCAAGGGCGTTCACAGAATCATAGTTTGTCGGCTCAAAGCTGACAGTCGCTTCCGGCTGCGTTCCTTCGGCGAGATCATCAGGCTCAAACTTCTGCAAGTAGCCGAAGAAATCGAGGGTAGAACCGTCAGGGAAAGTAACCGTCACGGACGTCGGCACGTTGATGATTGTGATGATCTGATTGTAAACTACAGGGTCGTATGCGACTTTCGTTTGCCCGCCGGTCAACGTCTTCAAGTGGCGCGCTGCGAAAGTTCGCCATGCGCTATTAAACATCGTTGTCGTTTCGATCTTCTCACCGCCGTCAACTCCCGGCGGTTGTACCGTCTTTTCCCAAAACTCGATGTCAGGATCAACGGCAAAGGCAATCTTAGTACTGTATCCATCCTCTAGCATCCGACCCAAAGTAGTTGGGTCAACTCGTGTCACAGTGCTTGGAGCCGCCATGTTTCATCTCCTTTTTAGTCTGCCTGCCGTAACGCGGCAGTAACGTTCAACGTGAAAATATTCCTTTTCGTCGGACTGTCTTCCTTACCAATCGACAATGGACCGCTCGTGCGCGATACCGCGTAGACTTTGTAAGCCGTACCATCCAACGTGACTCCACCATAAGTAACGCCATCCAGAGCAATAGCTATGGCGTTAGCTTTCACGAATCCGCTTTTTTCGTCTGGGTCTCTCACGCGGATTTGTACTCCTGGCCTCTCCGCAACTTCTCCACTTATCATTAGCCGTCCCTGCTTTACGGCTGTTGTGTTGTATATCGTGATCACGCTGTCAGGCGCGTTTGGTTCTCGCGAAACATAGATTGGCCAATCTTCATCAGCATCGGGATCAGTGCCCTGCGCAAGGCTGATCAACAGCCATCGCAGAATATTGGCCGGAGTATGTAACAGCGTTCCGCTCATTACTCGCGTTCCGTAAAAGCACTACCTTTGAGATTCCCAGTATCGACTGGGACTAACTTTTGTGACGCGCGTTGCAACCGCAAACCCGCGTACAATAGCGACGGAACAATTCCCGCGCCTTTGCGCCTTGCCTTAATCACAAGCTCAACCATCTCAGGCCGCATCTCGCGGAAAGGCTGCTCCAAAAACTTTGCTTGCGCTCCTGGAGGATCCCAATAATTTCCCTTCTTTCCTGTCACAAACTGGATATGATGGCCTCCGCCCGACCGCCCTTTGTAGGCAACAAAGTCAGCGAATTCTCGCGTTTTACCCTTCCCTCTCATCTCAATGTTTTCGTGGACGGCTAGTGCATAGCTCGCGTTGTAGCCCACGACAACGTCTCCCGTGTCCTTGCGCAGAGACTCGCGCTCTAGCTTTTCAAGCTCGCGCAACAGGCTTTGCAGGTTGAGGATTGTTGCCACTAGCTCGCCCAGATGTTTTTGATGTCGTGTTGATAGACAACCTTGAACAATTCTCCGCTCGCGCCTACGAAGGCGTATTCCACGACATAAGTTTTTGCCCCAGTCGTAAACTTCGTTCCTGGTACACGATCTTTGAAGTTATAGCCCGTTGTCGCCGTCCAACCATTCCCCGTTTGCAGCGTGTCAAATACAGCATCCGTGATTGTTATAGTGTCTGTTGCAATCAGCGTCGGAGTGCCTGCCGACAAATCGTAGATGCTCCGAATGATGCTTGTAAGATCAGCTTGCGTTATGTTCTCGCCCGCAACCTCCACGCGCGCAAGTTCGGTGACGTCTCCGTCTTCCCAAATCGAGGCGCGATATATGTCAGTTGTTCCCATCATTCAGGCTCCGAATCTATTGCTGCTGCTCCATCCACGTAAGACTCTCCGCGACTTGCGCCGTCGATGTAGCTCTTTCCTACAACTGCTCCGTCAACGTAGCTCTGCCTTCTCCGCAACCGAAACAGTCTCACAGCCGTACTGGTTTTCGCCGCGAACGTTCGCACGGAACCTGGCAAAGCCATTACTGATAGTGCTGTTACCTGCGCCATACTTTTACCCTAGACAATTACAAACGTCACATTATCAGCAGGAGCTTCTGTCAGTGCCGTCACAGTGAACTTCCCTTCCCCGGCGACTAGTGCATAGTCCGTGATATCCGTTGCTTGGTATTGCAGTGCCCCCGATGTAAAAATTACGACTCGCCCATTAAAATGATCTGCCGTCGCTTCCGTGATGTCGTCGCAATAGAAAACCGTTTCCGAGGCAGCCGTATTGTCGTGGCTCACCGTCCCCGCTACTATCGTTCCGGCAGACAATGCTAGCTTTGCCGCCGCCGCCGCTGTCAGCGCATCAGTGATTACCTTGATTGCGGTTGTGATTGCATCACTCGTGGCATGAGCAGCGGTTACGTTTGCAGCCGTTGCGAAGCCTATAGCCGTCGCACAGGTCGTGAGGTTAGAACCGTCTCCGAACGCCGTGTAAACTTCCGCCGCCGTGGGAGCCACGCCAGCGGCATCCGGTACGACTGTGTTCCAATCGCCCTTACCGTCCAGTGACGAAGCCGCGAAGTGTTCAGCGGAGAATGCATCGTCGGCAATCTTGTCCGAGTTGATAGCGTCAGCCGACAGCCCCATGAGGTCGCCCGCTACGGCGAAGCCGACGGCCGTTGCCCATGCCCCTTGATTGGTTTGCAGTTCGTTGGTGTCTGCTTCGATGTCCGTTTGCTTGTTTCTGATATGCTCCAGCGTGTCGGTTCCCGCCGCCCACGTCCCGCCCTTGATTTCCGTGAACGCCGTGGTCATTTCGGTATGTGTTGGCCCATCGTAATCGCTCAGAGCCGTGTCGCATTGCTCGTTGATTTGATCGGTGCCATACCGTTGCGTCTGCGTAATTGTCCCACCGGCTCCGACGAAGGTTGCCGCGTTGATGGCTGGAGGGAAGTCACCACGGATTGTGATACTGCCGGCCGTGCTTGTCCCCTCGATAATAAGCCGTCCCGCTCCGTCGAGAAGCGTGCTATTCGTCGCTTTGTGGTTGTTTAGTTGGATGCCGCCACGCCAGTCTCGGAACATGCACTGACCACTTGCGACATTAACAAAGGTTGCGTTTCCACCAGCACCACCAGAGACCCTGTCGGTACAGTTCACGAAAAACCAATCTAGCGATGCTCCGGTGAGCATCGTAAACGTGCCCTTGAATCCGCAGTCGTTGAAATAAGCGTGCTCCATGCTGGCTGTGCCTATGCCGCAATCGTAGAACGAGGCATCCTTCCCAGACGAAATCCCGTCAATGACATAGGCGTCCTTGAACAGTGCTTCCGTAATGATCTGGCTCCCGAGGTGAATCGTAGCGGCTCCAATAAAGCGACCCCGTGCCGCAGTGGCATTAAGTGTAATCTCACTACCTGCCAGGAAGTGGAAACTATGCAAGCCGACATTCGTTGCGATAGTCTGAGCATCGGCCCACGTCAATACTGGATTGTCAGCCGTGCCGTTTACGAAGCTTTCGGTGCCTGCCGTTCCGTTGTTGGTATCGACCCATACTGAGCCATCCGAGTATCCGACCGTCCGCGAGGTGATGGCATAAGTCGCGTAGACTTGATCCGTGCGGAGAACGTGGTTGTACGCTTCGGCACTATTCAGACGCAGGTAAACCTTGCCGAGTTCCGCTGCCGAGGTGCCCATGTGTCGAGCGTACAGGACGAGGTTTCTCGTCACGAAGGACGATGTTGAGGTCTGGCCCGCTTGGGTGCCGATAACTTCCCAA